TTATTTTGGTCTGAAACTAGAATTTCTTAACCAATCTTTAATCGTTTTCGCTTTGGGAGAATCGTTATACAATGATTTGCATTTATCGTGTACTAATAAACTCATTTCCTCTAATGAGAGTGATGGATTCTCCCCCCATTTAAGCTCCGCTTCTTTTAAGCAATAGGTCTTTCTTAAATGCTCTCTTCTCCCCCCCTTTGATCCAAGTCTTTTAGGGGCACTTTTTCCTATCTTATAGGCATGCTCAAGCGACAACGTATGATAAAAGCATAGTTTAGCTAACTCTTTGGCTAAAAGGTGTTCTTTGTTTTTTAAATGCAAAACTATTTGATAAACTATTGGCTTGAATACATTAACTGGTAGCCCTAGTAGATTAACCATATCGATTGTAGATTGTTCTAGACGAGAGTAATAATCTTCATATCCAGTAATCGGTTTCTTTTTTAAGAATGAAATTAATACTTCATCAGACGGCGGAATCTCTTTAATAAAATATTTATTAATCACTAATAAAAAATATCTACTACCTTCATCAATAAAATCATCATCAAAGGTCTTATAAATCAACCCAGCATCATTATATTTTGATGATAATTCTTTAAAATAATTAGCTAATTCAAATAATTTATGCTGATCATTTCTTGATAATTCAGCAAGTTTTTTTAATTCATCAATCATCAAACAAAGATTCTGATTACCTGACTGTCTGATTTCTACTTCTGCAAATTCAATTATCTTAAAAAATAGGTCAGTAATATCAATATGATCATCTTCAACAAATTTAATGAATCCATTGAGTAAAAAATAGTCAATTTCAGTTTTACTCACAGATGGTAATATTTCAAGTAGCATTTCTTTCTTCGATTTATCAGAAACCATACTCTTTAGCATCGTAAAAGAATTATAATTATTATCCATTTTGCTACCTCACGCCCTCTTTTGATAGGAGCTATGCCGGCTAGTAGAGGTGTACTAGTTTTCGGAGATCAGCCTAGGCATAGCTTTATTCTTTATAGTCTATGCAAGTCTACTACAGTCTATAATTACTGTCTATTTGTCCAGTCATGATTATTTTAGGCACAAAAAAACCAGACCTTTAATAGTCTGGTCTGTATGTGCCTGCTGGTGGGTTAAGCACGTTTAAAGTTACCGTGCACAACATTATCCCCGTTCTCTAAAGTATCCATATAATCAGCGTACCATTGAAGCATTTCTCTACGGCCATCAATATACTGAGCATGGTTATACGTTCCACGAATAGAGTTTTTATCAACGTGTGCAAGTTGAGTCTCAATCCATGCAGTGTTATAGCCTTGTTCGTGTAGGATGGTGCTCATTGTATGTCTGAATCCGTGACCTGTGGCTCTACCATCATAACCAATACGCTTGATAACCTGATTTATGGCCGCTTCACTCATTGGTTTAGAAGCATCATTCCTACCATGAAAGATATACTTAAACTTTCCTGTTATGGTTTGTATTTCTTTGAATAATTCTAAGGCCTGTGTAGATAATGGCACCATGTGAGGGCGACGCATTTTCATACGTTCTTTTGGAATTTCCCAAATAGCTTTATCAAAATCAATTTCTGACCATTCAGCAGCTCTAAGCTCAATAGTACGAACACCTGTTATCATTAATAGCTTTGTCGCAATCTGAGTGATCTTACTTCCACTACATACAGATAGTGCCTGTAAAAACTCAGGTAACTCATTCACATTTAAGTGAGGAAAATGCTTAGCTTTTGGAGTAGACAGTGCGCCGGCTAATTCTGATGCGGGATTATACTCAGCCCGTCCTGTCACAATTGCATAGCGGAATACTTGGTTACATGCCTGCCTTATCTTTTTAAGCTTATCCAACACGCCGCGTTTTTCTAACTTCCGAAGCACTTCTAACATATCTAACGGTTTAATTTCCGTAATGCTAACTTTACCAATATAAGGAAAGATATCTTTCTGGAAGGCTTCTAGTAAATCATCCGCATAACCTTTTGACCAATTCGGCTTTTTATAGTCATGCCATTCAAGCGTAATTTTTTCAAAGCTATTATTTACTTGAGATTCTTTCTCTCTCTTTTCTGCTTTCTTAACTAAAGATGGATCATCACCTAACGCTAATATGCGCTTGGCTTCTTCTCTCTTCGCCCTAGCTTGTGCGAGTGATATTGATGGGTATACACCGAAAGCCAGCCTTTTCTCTTTACCAGCATATCTATATTTCATACGCCAATACTTAGAACCATTCGGAGCAACTTCTAAATACATGCCCCCTCCGTCAGAAAGTTTATAAGCTTTCTCTTTTGGCTTGGAAGTCTCTACTTGTCTGGCTGTTAGCTTCATCTGGGGGCACCAATTTTCATTGAACGGGGTAATGCCCCCAATTATGCCCCCACATATATGTAGATTTCAATAGACGTAACTAGACCTTGAAATACTAGGAATTCTTGTAATAGCTGATTTTATAAGGGTTTTATGGACTGTTGTAGACGTTGAAATACTTGAGAATGGTACGCCCTACAGGATTCGAACCTGTGACCTACGGCTTAGAAGAGCGTAGAATTATGCTTTAATATCAACTAAATACAGTCTCACCAAGCGTTCACACGTCCCACCTTACCTAAAGTTACTTGAAGTTGTCTTATGCTACTTCATGTTGCTTGTCCCAAATCCGTCCCATTAATTCCCCCACCTTGCTATACTCTCCAAAAACTAACCGGATCCATTATGAACCTCGCAAACCTAACTCAAGAAGAAAAAGATAAAATCAACGTCGATTTAGCTGCAAGCGGTGTCGCATATAAAGAACGCCTCAATATGCCAGTTGTTGCGTCCGAAGTTGAACGACAACAACCAGCACATTTGAGAGCGTACTTTAATGAACGATTAGCGTTTTATCGTGAGAGAAGTAAGAAACTGCCAGATGGAAAATCGGTGCAGTATTTGAAGGTTGAGTAATAATTGAAAATATCAATAAATAATTTATGATCACCAAATCAAGAAATTCCGTTGGGACTTATATGAAAAATAGAATTATTTGGATAGATTACATCAGAGCTATTGCCTGTGTACTAGTAATAGTACTACATACGTCTTCATTTTATATAAACAATTATGGGAAAATATCTACATTAAACTGGGAAGTGGCAAACCTGTTTGATTCATTCTCAAGAATGTGTGTTCCTTTATTTTTTATGATTTCTGGATATTTTTTCTTTTCAGATAAAAAACCAAAAGCAAAAAATTTTCTAAGGTTAATTTTCTCGTTACTATTTTACAGCCTTATAGCTCTCATTTTTTACCTAACTACAAAAAAAGTGTTTCCAAACTCATCATATGATGAGTTTAATTTCTTCTCATCACCGTCATTTTATCACTTATGGTTCTTTTACCCATTAATAGTGATCTATGCAATCTCATACATAATCAGTTGTAGAGTTGTAAGTAATAAAGGGTTAATTTTATCTCTATTCTTTATTTTCATAATTGCAAATCCAGAAACGGCAAACCTCATTAAATTTACAACTGGTTTAGATGTGAGTTTATTCCTAATGATAGATGGGCAATTTTTCTACTTGTTCTTCTATGCTGTGATTGGTGGCGCACTAAGCAAAATAAAAATTATTAGCATGAGTGTAACATCACTTATTTTAATTATTGTTCTTGCAACTCTATCTATTTTCTACCTGAACTCCCTATCATTTAACATGGGATTGAATAAGCAGTTCGATTTCTACTCTTACACCTCACCACTTGTTTTCCTTTTGTCGATAACGGCATTTATTTTGTTAATGAAGATAGGATTTGAGAAACAAAATAGAATTATTTCTTTAATATCGTCAAATTCATTAGCTATATTTGGCATACACGCGTTTATATTAGCTGTAATCAAAAAGCTCCTGCCGTACCAAAATATGAGCGCTATAATCATGATCCCAACTATAACTATTATAGTATTATTTTCTAGTTTAGTATTCTCTCTTGTTGTTAAGAAGATTGATAGGAAAAGTTTTGTGTCTTAAAGAAAATAGCGCCCTCTTGGGCGCTGTTATTAAGAAATGTTTATACTGGTATCGTCACCACCAATGACACTATTTTCGATATCAGAAGCTCTTCTTCTGCGACTGATGTTTAATGTTGCTATCTTTCCTTGCTCTTGGCTTTGAGCATAATATTCACTAGGAGCAACCCCTCTAGCATCAGTATAACACTCATCAAAAAAAGCTGTCGCATTCCTGCCTTGACCAGAAATGCAGGATAATGTACCTGAGTAGGGTTTAGATGATAATTCGTTAGCTGCAATTGATGATAGTCGATACCCATAGGATCTAGCGCCAAATGCTATCGTTGCGTTTCCTGCGTATGAGTAATGCAAGTCAACATCTTTCATATATAAAACACAGTCTTCATGTGGCGATACCCCATCGTCACCTGAATGATACGCGCCTCCGCCAACAATATTCATAATTCCAGCGCTATGAGCGTTAAAACCGTCATTATTCACACTGAATGATTTACAGTTAATTAACTCGGAATCGATATTGCTGGTAGCGAACCCATTACCAGTGTAACTACCATGAACTTCGCAGTTGTGTAATGATAGCAATCCACCACCTCTCTTAAATGGCAGGTAAGTTCCAGAATTAGCACGTACAGGATTATCCTTGCACCCATAAAAACGAACCCCATGCATCGAGCAGACAACGCTAGACTCAATATTTAGCCCATAATCAGATTCAGAGATAAAGATATAAGCGGTATCGTTCTCCTTACCAAATGACCAATAAATGGTTTTATTTTCCCAATCATACCAGTAGCTAAAATCAGTACTTAACACAAGTGACTTAGATCCAACTTGCTTAAGCTTGTAACTTCTCATTGATTTAGTTTTCCAGATAGGCACCTCTACCCCAAGGTAAGGCTGTTTAGTTCCATTCTGAACCCCAAGATCAGGATTGGTTTTCCAATCGTAAGGGGCGCTAAAGGTATATCTTGGCGATGATTGTATTTGCACCCAACTATCCGTGGATGGATATTGACCAAGATAAATATCCGCATATCCTCCAATAGAAATAATTCTTGTTGGTGAATTAATAAGGAAAGCCTGCGATATTCCACCTTCTTTATATTCTCCCGCAGTTACTTGAATCTCCTTAATATTAGCCATAAATGATGGTCGAATAACATTATAGGCAAATTTAAGTCCAAAATTATCCCCTTTGTATCTATCTGCACCATCTGGGGAAATTTTGAGTATTCCTGATGATTTTAATCTTGAAACATTTCTATCAATTTGTAATCGCTGAGCGAATTCATTGTTAAAGTTGATATTTTTAGTTGATGTTCCAGATGGCTTCCAATCATCACTACTACCAATAAAATCAAATTGCGTTCTAGCGATCACTGATCCAGACTGCTTTACAATGATTTTTAATATTTTTTGCGTTGAGGTTGAGTTAGGTTGATTTCTATAACTAAACGCTAAGTAATCTTTTGTTAACGAGCTAATATCTAACCTGACGTGCAACTTATCATCAGACTGATTAATAATATCAGCGCCTGATGGAATATTTATATAACCACTACGATCTAGGTTGTCGCACCCGCCGTACACAACATGAGTTGCTGCTTGTGATGTATTAACTTTTGACGCCAAATCTCCATGTATATAAACATCAATATCATCTGATTTGTTTACCTTGACAATCAACTCAACAAATTCATTAAGTGAGTTATTTTTCCCTAAAATAAGCTCACTAGTATTAATTGATGGATTGGAAGCTATCGATGTAGGTATGTTAATTTTAGGGATAGAAGATAATCCTAATAAAAACTTTTCATTTAACCTGCTCAGATTGTCTTGTACTGTTCCTGATGGCTTTGCACCAATCATTTCAGCTCCATTTTCCGATGATAACTCATCAAGGAATCTTTTCTCAAACTGGTCTGGGTCATACTTCAATACATTTGGGTAATAGAATTGTTGCACACCGTAACTGTCATACACTGCCATGCTGTGACCTTCAACTGTCACAAATTTAGCGATTTGTCCATTGTAAACAGGAAAACCAGCTTGATTTATGGAGATTGGTTGAGTGGCTTTAAGTAAGCCACCATTTTCTTTCTCAACATAAACCTGAATTTGATTTTCAGGCAGTGTTGGATCAGTATCTATTTTACCAATAAAAATCTTACCGTTGCTCGCCGCTTGGAACTTCCTAGCGAGAGTAAATAATTGTGACGGCATGCTGACGACAATATTTGGAATCATTTCTTTTTCCTTTAAATAACCGAACGCTTTAACCCCAAACAAAGAGGTTAAAGTTCCTGTAAATAATTTAGATATTAATTGCCTTCTATTCATCACAATCCCAACGTAAATAAAATTTATTATTTATATTATATTGTAATGAATAGATATATGAAGCGATCAGTCTCGTAATTCAGCCTGCGAACCAGCACTTAAACTTTGTGATATTGTAGAGACTGCCTTTTCGAACTTACTTGTTCCTGCTGGAGTTCCTGCTAGTCTCATTACAGCCTCTCTAACTGGTTTACTTTCATAGATGCGAGCTAGTGCGCCATAAGTTCCAGCGCCAATTGCAGTTGATGGTTTTATGGCTGCACCTAAACCAAGTATGAAAGGAATTGCTTGCTGACCAGTAGGCGTTGTGACACCAGCTTTTGCGGCTTGTTTTGTTGCTTCTAAATACTTCTTCAAGCCATTTATATAAATAGCATCTTGACCTCTAAATGCTATCCCTGTTTGGTTTGACATGATATTTAGTTGCCTCAAGAACTGATCTGGAGAATCACCAGCTTTCTCAATTGCTTTACCAATAATGGCATTCCTCATTTGAGCACGACCTCGGGTGTCAACTGAGTTATATAAACTCCTAATTTCAGATCTGTTTTTGCTAAATAAAATATTATTAACTACCTCTGGCGTTAAATCACCTTTGGTTAAGATGTTCTTCAATCGAGTATTTAATATTTTATTTGCTTCATCTGCATAGATAGCATTGGCTTGGTTATATTTACGTAAAGTATCAGCGCCTAAGTTTGTTGATATTGCATCACTAGCATCATCAGACATGGCTTTATAAACTCTATTTATCGCAGCGTCAGAGCGATTAGGCATAGCTATTCTCTCACCCTTAACGTCTTGTCTAAATTGAGTCCTTAAATCTCGTAATTGAGAAATATCAACGTTACCAGATGCAAGCTCATTCCTGTAAGACTGCAATTTTGAGATGGTCTGTGTGTCAGCAACCTCACCAAGTTTAGATAATTTAGATATTTCGCTATCAATCTGATTTATTGCTCGGTTAGGTGTGATAGGCACACCAGATAACGCATTCTGGATTGACTCTAACCTTTCGCCAGCCGCCTGTTTTATTGTTGATGTTTTTCGCTTTAAACTCTCAACAACTTGGCTAGGATCGTACTCGCCAAACCTGTCTGCGAAATCACGAACAAGTTTACTCCTCGCCTCTTGTTGATTTGAACGTAAACCTGCCGTACCAGCAAAAGGAATATTCTCAGCAGCCCCTTGAGCTAACCTTCCAGTTTTTGATTGTGGAGGTACAACGTCAGTTGTGTATAAAGGAACATTATTCTGCTTAGCGAATTCTGACAGCTCAGATGCCTCTTGAGTTGGCTTACCAGTTGCTACTCGATAGCCACTATTAACAAGTTTCTCTGCTGCTTTAAACCCACCTCCAAGCCCTGCTGATAATGCTGTTTGTAGCGGGTTAATATCACCCCCGCCAGCCATGTTTACTGATGATTGTAGGGCCAAGTCTGTTCCTGCTGATTTTGCGGTAGCGCCTAGTACAGTTGATGCTCTACCCGCTGGAGTGAATGCGGCCGCGTTCGCGATAAACGGCATGATATCTTCAGCTGATAGACCAGGCTTATTTAATGCATATCGGCCAGATGGTAAGTCAACTAACAGGTTCCCCTTTTCATCTTGAGATACCTTACCCCCCATATTACCTATCACCTTTACAAAGTCGTTGTCGTTGCCGAACATTTGTACCCAAGCCGCTTTCATTGCATCAGTATTAAATGCATTCATTTCTGGCGAAGACATGATCCCCTCTAGTCCTTGAACTTCAGGAGTCATTTTGCTTTCACCAGTAAAAGCATCTATCACATTTTCACGGAACCCTTTAGCATCATCAGACGATTTCTGTAAACCTTGAGAAAGATTCTGATTGGTTTGCTTCATGCCGGAGATATAACTATTTTCTGGCTGTGCTGGTTGGGTTTCTTGTTCTTGCTGAGGTTGAGGAGGCGGATATGCCTTATAAAACTGTTGCTTTGCATTATCTATATCATTACCAACATTAGGAGCGACCACATCATTAAAATATTGCTCTTGCGCTTCTGCTTTTTGTTCGCTAGATAGTGACTGGTACTGAGGTGATGCGATCACCTCTTTCCATGGTTTGGCCATTAATCACCCCATAATGAAGAATATCCGCTTTGATTACTGCTAGCCGGTTGCTGTGTTGCTTGCTTATTTGACGGTGCGCCTAGGTTAGCATTATTTCTTGCGTTGTAATCTTGCGTGTATTTATTAATAATCTTGATAGAGTTTCTTAATGCCTGTGGTGTTGAAAAATCAAGCTGAGGCATAGATTGGAAATACATTTTAGCTTCATCAACAGTATTAATACCGCTAGCACCCATAGCTCTTGCTGCACCAATACCTTGGTTTTGCATGTATCCTTGTATTCTTTGAGCCGAATTATATAAAGGTCTAGCGTCCTTGTTTAATGTCCTCGTTCCAATATCAGCTGTTAGAGGGTTAGAGCCAGTACCGCCTGTAATTCCTGTTATTGCATTCAATTGTTCATCTGTAGCATTGGCTAACATGGATAAATCGTCATTCATTAAGTTTTTACCCGCATTGCCAGAAGGATCGGAAACAGATGATAAAGCATTGACAGGAATGGTTACTACATTACCGTTAGCGTCGAACCCCTTGTAATATTTAGAGTCTCCTGCACCTTGAGCTTTAGGATCAATCATTACAGTTTGCCCATTGGATAACTGAGCCTGTTGTAATTCACTCTCTCCCCTACCTTTTAACGCTAAAAACTGCTTACGTTTTTCAGGGGTAAGAGATACCATGTACTCGTACTCTTGCACAGATGCAGGCTTACTTCCTGAAGAGTTAGCTGACCTAATAGAGTTTTGAGCGGAGATATTCTGCCCTCTAATTTGTATTTGATGACCTTCTCGTGTCAACGCTTCACTGGCTTGATTACTACGCACTGTCTCGGAAAGCTTATCTCTATCAATAGAACGACCTTCGATTTTATCCTGAATATCAAAATACTTATCAGGGCCTAATGCAGACATGCCGATATGGTCAGCTAACTCTATAGCCCCTTTGGGGTTTTCATTTGCCATTGCCAGAGCCTGCTGAGGGTCAATACCTAATCGTCTTAACTCATCAGCGTTTTTACGGATGTAATCAGTAGCATTACCACTATTAATAGCCATCCGGTAGCCAGATGCTATGTTTCCTAAAGATTCCCTGACATCCTCTGATATTCCCTGCATACCTGAGGTTATTTTCTCAGCCTGATCTGGATATATGGCCATCAACTGCCTCATAGCGTCTCTATCTCCAGACGCGTACGCCTTACCCCACAAAGATTGGAATTCCTTATCTCTCTCCTGAGCTTGCTGTTGCTTGTACATTTCACCAAGCCCACCAAGCCCTTGAGCTAACTGCAACCCGATATTATTAGCTCCAGACCGTTGTAGGTCATTATTTTCTCGGATCATAGCAAGAGTTGCGTTTGCGTCACTTGCTTTGGGGGCATTAGTATTATTTAAACCAATACCGCCAAGAAATCCCCCTGATCCCTGCTGGTTCCATGTAGCCATATCATCACCTTAAAATAATGAACCAAGAACACCAAGACCACCACCTATTGCAGCGCCCCATGGACCACCAATAGCCATGCCGGCAGTAGCACCACCTAATCCACCCATAATTCCTTGTTGCATAGATGAAGGACGGTTAGCCATGGCCGCTTGAGCAGCTGCATTCTGTTGTAGTAACTGCCCTGTATTATTGGCGTAACTCTGACCTACGTTTGCCTGCCCTTGCAATGCGCCTAGACCAATATTCGCCAGATTCTGATAGTTGTTCATTTGGTCAGCCAACCAACCTTGACCAAGCGTAGGAGCGATAGATGCAAGTTGATTGCTTGTTGCTGTTGAGCCTAACCCACCGGTAGCTTCTGCACTGGATAATTGCTGGTATCTGGCTTGGTTTGCTAAATCATTAAACTGTTGAGAATTGTAGTATTGGTTTAGTGCGTTTCCTTGCCCTTCTAATGTTGACAGGTTTTGCATTTGTCCAATGTACTGTTGCGCCATAGGTGTAAGAGGCGCCAAGTTATTCATGGTTGTCTGCCATATTTCACGCTGTAACGCTGTGGCTTCACGAGTCGCATCAGCTTGAGCGCCCGCACCACCATCACCGCCCCCTTTCATATATCCATGCATGGGTAGCAGTGAATTTCTGAATTTCTCTGAAATAATCAGCATTTAAATAACTCCTCGTACTGTTCGCGTTTTAGTTGATAAATGGTGACACCTACCGGTTTACCATTACTGATGTACGCATCATCTAAATGACCGACACGTGTAGCACCAAGCATTTTCACAATAACGCGACCGTATTTTGTGGTATCAGGAACCATAGTTACTGAGTTAGTGAATTGACTATTTTCCAGCAACCACTTGCAGAATAATTTGTGCGCATCAAAGGCGTATTTACCACGGAATCCAGCATCAAATATGGCGTGACACTCAACAACTGTATGCCAAAAATTACGTACCTCGAAAACACCAACCAACAGAATTCCTTCATAAATACCTAAGTAAAGCGCATCAGGTTTAATGAAATACTGATCATTGCTATCAACGATATTCCCCGTGTTCGACTTATCATTTAAAAACTCAGATAGCCGAATGGGGTTATCAATAATTTTAATTTCCATTAGTCTATTAATCCGTGTGAGCGAAGTGCATCTTCTAGCGCCTTGATTCGTTGCCTTGCCTCTACTAATCCATTAGCCAAAGTTTGTATTTCTGACCGTGTGTAATCGGCGCTGAATGAGTAGGATTGGTTAGCATTAAACGAGCCTTTAAATGCCGTACCCGTTGCTGATGTAAAGCCAGTAACACGAGAGCCAACAACTTTAGTTCCGTTTACTGAGTAGGATGTTGAAACATCGATGGGCGATAAAAGCTTTTGTTTTTCTGTTTTGCTGAGAGAAACGTAATCAACTTTAATTTCAGATATTCTTCCATCAAGGTCTTGTATCTTTATTTTCAGCCCATCAATGTCTTGCTCAACGTTAAGGACCCTTGCCTCTAACTTAGATAAATCCTCTTCCGTTTTTGTGATTCTCTCTTCATGATTTGCTAGCTGAATACCATGCTCAACAATTGTTTGTTCGGCTTCACCAAGTCTTTCCTCATGATCTTCAAGAACAACATCTTGCTCATCATTCCTCTTTTGAGCATCAAAAGCCTCAGCGCCAGCCTCATTTGCACGACCAGCTACCTTTGCCATATCATCAGCACCACTCAACACTATACGTCGATAGGCTTCGCTAAAGTTATCAGGTAGGATATTTGGAACAATATAAGAGGCTTGAATTTCTATGGGGGTAGAAAGGTTTTCATTTGCCATTATTCAACCCTCATAGACAGATCACTCAGCGTTACAGGTGACTTAGTGATAACGCGAACTTTAAACCCTATGTTCTTTCTCACTCTTCCTACTCGGCGCCACAAAACACGTCGGTCATATTGGAATGGTGAGTTCTGTTCAATCATTTGCTCTCGACCAAAGTTAATGCCATCAGCCGTTGCCGACAAAAATAAACGATCAGCAATTTGAGCGACACCCGTTGATGCCTCAAGCTCTAAATCGAACACCCTTGCGTTATCGGCTTTAGCCATAGGCGTGTATAAAATATGCTCTACTTGCTTGTCATACTGAGATGATTTATTGAAAGCAAGATTACCAACAATCCCCTCGGCTTTATCCGCAACAGTGATCTGATTACCTTCGTACATAAAATCAATTGCACGATAGGTTTCTTCATACAGTCCAGACTTTAGAATGCACCACTGCGGATATTGCTGACTGCCTGCTGCGTCAAAGCAAAGCGTGTGACGCTGTAAGTGAACAATGAGTAACTCATGACCATCAAATCGAATAGACTCAAGAACCGCATGTGATAACTCGTCTGACGTATAGCTACGAATGATCTTATCAACACTTGCTGTGGAAATTTGGCTAGCCGTTCCAGCACCAAGAATATAAATAGAAGGCGCGCCGTTTGCAGGGTTACTGATGAATGCGAATGATTCTCCAAACTTACACTTAGCATCACGACCAGCAATACCCATCTGAACAAAATAAGATGGTTGTGACGCATATATTACTTGTGACGCACTCGTTGAACCGGTAATTGTGAAGTATTCGATAGTTGAAGAACCAAAGCAAAGCACCATATCACGCCAAGAATCGATAGCAATGATGCCGTCAGGTTGAGATTCAGCGGTGTAAAATGGACGATAGCGATCAGGTTTAGACTCATCTTCTAAGTCAGTAACTCCGAACCTTTCACCTCCTTTCTGTAACCAAATATAACGCCCTCGGTTACGAGCAACATCAACAACGTCACCTAATTCGTATTGAGGGTATTTTTCGACTACCTCTAGTACCTCTTGTGTCATTATAAATTCAGTAACGTCTTTGGCTGTTTGCTCGCTAGATTTAGCAAGGTTCATTTTATACGTGACTGTAATTTTACCACCTGCACGCTTAACACCTTCTACAAGAACATCAGTAAGATAAGGCTTATCATCTTCTTCCTGCTGAGATAATTTAACGCCTACCATTTGCTCAGTGATAAGCATCTCATTACCGGTTTTACCATCAGAAGTTTTAGGCGTGATTTTTAACGTTAAGAACCCATCCAGATCATTCTTTGTGAGTGGTACAAAATCATCATTACCTTCTTTGTGAGTCCATTTTTTAACGTCACGTTTATAGCCTTCGGTAATTACCTCTTCTTCAGGCCAGTTAGATAATTCTTTAACCTCACCGTCATAGCGATAGAGTTTTAACTTACCGCCTGACGCCACTGCTTGACTGTAACCCGAGTGCGCCATGGTAACCCTGTCTTTACCTTGAATGTCAGCAATAGCATTCTGTCCACGATAAAGCTTATTACCACACACGCGATAGACCGTGTTGTTTTTCGTGTTGTACTGGACACCACGAGACACACCATCAACACTATGACGCTTTTCTAATGCAGGGAACGAACGCAAATAACCGGACGCATTCAATACTTCTTTCGGTGTGGCCAACATATTAACCGGAAGACCGTCAATGTAATCTGCTGTGTGCGGGTCTTTTCGCAAACCTCTAGCAAGAGGTATCTGGATCCTTGGCATTTGGTTTTCTCCTGTGGAAGTATCGCTGACCAGTCATCGTTAATAATCGATTACCTGAGCCAATAGGGAAACCATCTGGATGATGAGATCTGGCATTTTTAGCTCTCTTTAACGCACAGCTTCGCATAAGTCTTTCTTTGCCGTATCTAGCAGTTGTAATAACCTTATCAAGCGGCGCAATTTGATAATCGGGAGCGATACGAGTAGCTAGGTTGTAGATAACTGCGTTGATGGCTTGCTTGTTTAACCCGTGTTCATCACCTTGATCGATAGGAGTGTCTTCATCAGCGAACTTATAGCCAGTATGAATTCCTGCACCATCTTCAAACCATTCGTACATCATTGATTCTAAATCAACTACGCCATCTTCTAATGACTGAGGCTCGATATCGGTTAATGTAGCATCGGAAGCAACGCCTAATTTACGTAACGCCGCTACAACTAACTCACCCTTCGTTGTGATCTGCATCTTTCACCGCCTTTTTCTTGGTAGCGGGTTTCTTTTCTGGTTCTGGCAGTTCCTGTGTATCATTTGGGTTTTTATGCCAACCATCATTTAGATAATCTTCAATTTCATCATCGTTAACAGTGACAATCTGAAGGTTCATACCCCAAACTTTCACATCACCATTAGCTTTATAAAGCATCGTTTTCATTGTCATCTCCAATAAAAAAAGGGAGCCGAAGCTCCCGAATAACAACGAGGGTTTATTTTTGACCTGTCAGCCCAACACCAACTGCTTCAGGTCGTTTGGTACATGCAGAATACCAAACGGCAATACGGCATTTGCCTTCCAGTGTTGAGATATCACCCTGATATGCAACAACGCCATTTAAACCAACAGAAGGAATGTTAAATGCCTCTGTCTTCATGCCACTAAACAGCGCATGGTTAAGTGGGATAGGTTGGGATAGCAGAGTGATTGAATCATCAGCCCAGAAGATGTTTGTCTTAGACGTTTTCACGTTAAGAACATTAATCGCAGCGCCATTTGCAAGAGATGTATTCACGTTAGCATATGCGCGTTGTTCTGGTTTTAAATCTGCATCATCAAGCGCAATCGGCTTAGGCATAATGGTAATGTTGTTACCTTCAACACCAACAACAGCAAATGTTGCATCCTGAGTCAGTAAGTCTTTCGCCATTTGCGAGATGAACTTAACACCAGCAAAACTGATCTTATCACCGCGTTTAAATGCTGAACCGTCACTAACTTTAACTACTGCTGTGCGGTTATCAACGTTCTCACGGTTGCCGTCAACATCCTCCTTCCATGCTTCAGGTTTAAACTTCTGCGCGCCATCAACAGTAACACCAGTTGCTGTTCCAGCGGTTAGAGTTGGAAGCTTAGGTGAGCGAAGAACATCTTCAAAACCTGCAACTTGCTTTTGAATGGTTCCTGATTTATACGCTTCCTCTTGAATTCGTCCATATAAATCCTTACCCACCAAGTTATAACCAGCTTTGAGATAATCATCAGGGTTAAAGAAGTAACTCAATCCTTCATTGCGGTTTAACTCACGAGAGAAGATAAGAGATTCAGCCTGAGATACAAAACCCCAAGAATCTGCTCCATTAGATAAATCACCTGCATCAGCAATAACCAGTGAGGCAGTTTCTGCCGCCTGTTTAGCAATGGATGTTTCGACGTTATTTGCCAGCTTAAGTCCTGATGCACGAATACGACGACGTAACGACGTTTCATCACGAACATCATCAGCACGTAAACCGAAGAAATCGTTATCAGGAACGCCCATGTTACATTTAACAGACAATTCCAAGATGCCAGTTTCTTTATCTGTTAAATCCCACCCTTTCTGCGTTGGCGCTTCTTGCTCTACTGGCATCCAGATAGTGTTTTGTGAACGTTGCATATCACCGGCTGGAGGTGTGTATTTACCTACACGCTGAGCCATTGGACAGTTATTTTCGATAGTGTTTACTACTTCATCCACCATATAGGTGATGATTTGACCTTCATTTAAAGCCATTATTTTATTCCTTGTAATTTAGCCTTGATTGCGCGGTACTTTTGAACATCACCTTTACTTGCTGCATCATCCATTTGCTTTTGTAATGCCGCGACATTTGCCGCCGTAACATCACCGCTAATAGGCTCGTCAGCGGGTGGTGCAGATGAACGTTGTGTACCGCGAGGCTTGAGAGTTAAACGATCAGCTAATCGAGTGAGTTCGATAGTGACTTGAACTGGATTTTTGCTAAATAGATCTTGTGCTTTTTCAGGGTTTGCACCTAGGTAGTAAATGATAGCGGCTGATTTTTCGGGAAAGTTCTGCGCGATACCCTCATAAACACCTTGAGGTAACACTTGCAACGCTGAATCTTCCTTTTCCTGATAGTCAGGCAAGTTTAACTTCTCAGCCGCATCATAATGAGCCTTGATTGCATTAGCGATTTGTTGACCTTGCTGTGTGTATTCCTGAGTTTTACGACCCTGATCCGCCACAGCTTTACTTCTTGCATCTAAAGCCTTGTTTTGCCATTTCAGCAACTCAGCCTGAAACGCAGCGTTAGCCTTATGCGTGTCATAGTCATATTTACTAAGTGCCTCATCAGATAAAAAATCATCCAGTTTAGGCATTTCTGGTAGCTCAGGATTTACCCGCAAGTTTTCAGGAAGTTCGCCATTTTCAATTGCTGCTATCTGTTGCTCAATTTCTCGCTGACGCTTACGAGCTATGCGTTTCGCTGCTTGGATAGCATTATTGCTTGGTTTTCCTTCCTGTGGTTTCTCATCGTCTTTCAGGACAATCTCGAAGCCTTCCTCCTGTCCTGCTGCTGAGTTGGCATTTTCAGCAGACTGACTTTCTACGGATGCCGCCGCCTGATCGTCGGACAGGTTTAATTCTTCAGAGTTATTCTGAATTTCGGTGGTTGTACTCATGATATTTAACTCTCTTACATGGATTGAGGATTGTTCTCGACGTTATTGTCGGTAGGAATATTTTGTTGTTGCTGTTGTGCAACCTCGTTCAGAAGTTTAATTGCTTGCATCACTGCACCTTGCTTCAAGTCCTCAGCCTTAGCTAAGGTCAATGTAGTGTTTGCCTGTGATTCAAGCGCATTATTCTGAGCGGTAAATGCTTTGATTTGTGTTTCAGCCATGCGATTCTGTGCGTTAACCAGTTCGGCTTCTGCTTTCTTCTGCTCGGCTTGTGCTGCTACCATCATTGGATCTTGATTGCTTTGTGCTGCTTGCTGAGCTTCCATCAACCATTGTTGTTCTTCCTCGGTCTCTGGTTTCTTCAAGCCATTAACAATCAATTCCTTGTTGGCGTAATCTCTGATGTATTCGACCCCTTTACCTTCCATCATATTTGCATATGTCAGCATCATGACATTCCACATTGGATGCTCCACTGGAAACTTGGTGATAAGCTCGCCTATCTCAGCCCTAGCAGCATCTTTTTGTGATTGGAAAGATGGCCCTACATCAGTGAATGTTTCGTACTTGCCTCGGATATCATTGCGAACAATCATTTCACCTTTGCGGAAGTCTAATTCTTCTTGCATTAGCTCAATCTGATTCTCACCTCCATCTTCAGCAGTTGTTGTTACTGTTCGGTTGGTGTCGTATATCTCAGCCGCGATTGATGCGTAAATTTCACCATCACGGCGCATTGCGATAGCTAAGTTGTCCTGAAACACGTATGTTTCTAGGTCGATGCGACTATTGAGCTGATTAACGGTATCGAACGCCACTTGACCATTAGCTGCCTCAGTATCGACACCGACACGAGCAGTTGATTTAGCCGCCTCCGTTGCCACTTCTAGTAGTAATGCATCAGCCTGTGAAACCTCGGCATTCTCCATATAAGCAACGGGTGAAGGAGGTAGGTCATTATTATTTTCATCAGTACGGTTGAGTAGATAGTAAGGGTAATCGTCCTCACCGCTAAACATGTGTTCATACCCTGCTATCTGCTCAGGATAGAAAAACGGCTTTTTCTTAGGCGATTTAGCGGCCGTGTCAGCAGACTTGGATAAGATAAAGTTGCGTAGTCGTTGAGCATCCTTTGATAACCTAACCACGCCTTCGTATAGCTCGTTATCATCAAAGAATGACCACTCACCATACACGGGAACGATTGGAATATGCTCGCCAGCTATCGGCATTCTATCTTTCAAAATACCAGTGCTAGTGATGATTGACTTATAGACTCTGCGCTTTTTAACTTTACGCTCGCCTACTTTTTCATAACCAGCATCAGCCAGTTCATCAATCTTTTCTTTCGCTTCTTTTGCTGGGTACGTTTGGAGATCATTGGTTAGCGGGTCACGATAGACAAATACTAATTCTTTCTTTTCCTCAACTTCGTAATACTCAGCAACATGAATTGTCTTTCCATTCGACCAAGTGAAAAGTAAGTCATTGTTCGGTGATTGGAATGATGGTTGAATGCTAGGATCTAACCCGTATTGTTCTGCGAATTCTTCCCATCCATTAATATTCATTGCGTGAATGATGGTGCAATTCTTAGCGTCAGACTTATCCATTGCCTTAGCATTACAATCCCAGATAACGTGAGTGCAAGACTCATGCATTGGAACTCGTCGGATAATCTGATTATTACTGGTTGGGTTATCGTCCTCATACTCAGTAACTAAACGCCAAGCACCGTAACCACATTCGATTTGCTCTCTAACTGCCACGTTAACGGCAATCTTTGAGCTATTGTTTCGCATGTCAGTTCGATACATACCCATAAGAATATCGGCGGCATCGGCTGGCGCGTTATCCTTCGGTCGATAATGAACCTCAATAGGATTCTTGCGCATCTCAGCGACGAGCTTACGCACCATAGGGCGCACGACATCGAATTGTCCGCGATACTGCAATGTGACATAATTTTCCAGCCAGTCGTCCCACTGACTAACGCGACTAAAGAATAAATCGCTTCTCGCCTCCGTTCTGGCATTTTCAGATGCAGAGTAATCGAGGTCGAATTTGCGAAGTATTTTCTCAAGCCGCTCGTTTCTATCGACCATCTCTATCTCCTAATAGGTCTAATTGGGGCGGGAATTCTCTTTTCTTTAGGCTTTTTGATATCACGCAACTGCTTAGCGAAGCGCCTCATCATGTAGGCGTAGCGAACAGCATCAAGCACGTCGTCGTTTGTTTTGACTATCTTCCCGTTTTCATCACGGTGATATAGCCTGAACTCTTCAAAGAATGGCTCGCAGGTATTAAATACACGGAATCGGTTATCAAGCATCAGATCACGTAACTCATTAATGCCTGACTCAACTGAGTTGCCACCCTCTGCAAATGTTGCGTGCTCCTTCAGCATTAAGAAGCCAGCATCCGCATACTGAGTTTTTAGCTGCTCACCACCGCCTTTCTCGTGCTGATGACCATCATGAGGCCATGCCACAGGAACTTTATTAGCCCATGACTTAACAGCCCCCCACGCTTGAACTGCTGTGTTTTCCGATTTCTTCCACACTCTAGCGAGATAAAAGACATCCTCATCTTTATCCCACCACAACTGGATATGAGCCTGTGGGTGATTCCAGCCGAAATCCTGACCATCGATAACGTAAAAATGTTCAGGACATTCGAAAGGCTGGCACTTAATAGACTCTTCAGGTATTTGGTAAATTCGACCACTACCCATTGTTGGAATACCGCGAGCACGAGCCTCTCTTTCATGCTCTGGATATGAAGCGACAATTCGCTCTTTTTCTTCTTCGGTGTAGTGATCAGCATCATAGATAGTCATGTTGACTACTTTCTGAGCTTTAGATGGGTTCTTGAGAAACTTTTCTACTACCGTAGACATCCCCATTAAAGGGGTGAATGTTAGAATTGAAAACTGACCGTATTTGTTGGTGCGAGTGAGCCCTTCAGCGTAAATGGAATATGGCGGTTCCTCGTCGAACCACACACCATGTATTGTGTCACCCTGCCATCTAGCGCGCCCTTGCGAGTAAGGTTTGAAGTAGCAGATTGACATCCCATCTTCCACGCCTTCAGCATTGCGGTGTCGGATAAGTATGTGATCTACAAGATTTGGGTAAAACGGTGATTTCTTCCAGCTAATAACATCCTCTTTTGGAATTGAGCCATAACCTATTTCACCCGTTTCCTCCACACGCCCACACAAGATACGCTGAGTTGTTTTGGTTACTGTTTCGTTGGTTTCACCGCCAACCCACCACACATTAGGCTCAAGAAACCGCTTACCTTTCCACTCTCCTTTCCAAGCGCCATCTTCAGGGTAACCTTTAGTGCCTGGATATCTTCCGGTTAAGTGAAATGCAACCTCGGCACCACCTGTATATGACTTACCCAATTGGTTACCAGCCATAAAGCAACGCTCGAAATAATTACCACCTGCCTCAATAAATTCTCTTTGCTTGTCATAGGGAGAGTATTCAAATAAGCGGTGCGTTTTCCTGTACTCTTCCTCTTCTTCCAATAACTCAAGCAATTCGTATTGTTCGTCGTCGCTCAGGTTATCAAGTATCTGATCCAGATTTTCCACGGTTGAATAACTCCTTAATTCGAGAGCGTCGCTTGTCACGGTCTCCCTTATCTGGAGTTACATCCTCGACCTCTTGTTTGTCTTTGAGACCTAAATCACGAGCAATAATATTTGCATTCAGCAAGTCAGCGGCTGCGCCTGAGAATTTCTGATCGTAGATAACTTTCTCAGCTCGCGTAGTGACCTCGATAAAATCTTCTCTGTCTCGATACAGTCGCCATGTGTCCTCATGTATATCCAAGAACAAACAAAGCCCTGATAGCGTCATAGCTCGCATTTTAGGCAATGTCTCTTTAGTCACTGCCCCTTGGAATGCAAACGCCTTAGTTTCATGCAGTGGATTCTCTTCGACCCACTCGAAGTATTCGCAACAAGCGTTCCATAAATCATCAGGAGACTCGAATATGGGTTTTCTTCCGTGACTACTTCTAGCCTCCCAGAATCTATTTCCTTTTGGTGCTGCCATATATCCACCTAATCATTAGCACTAATTTTGTAATAAAACTTATTTATCTCATTACTAATCCAACCAGTTAGATACGCCAACGCCTCATGATTTTCATAGTCTACTTTAATACCAACTATTTCTAACACCTTCCATGCGGCATGCACTGACTCATGAGATATAGTGTCGGCATTAAAACAATCGACATCTTTAAAGCTAATGAGGATTATCATCTCGCCAGTTTTTGTATTTTCAATCTGAACAACCTGCCCCATATTTGATGGGGTATGTATGTCCGAACCATAGATACCGCCTGCAACATCCTCAGTAGCGCAGATATGAATGTTAAGTCCGTATATGGGGACTTTTATTTTTTTATGTAATTTCACATATCCCCCTTTAATCAATTATCCAGCCCACTCGTAAATGAGCTGTGTAATTAACTAAGCTGATGGTAATGTGAAGCTAGGCGTTTGTTGTGTTCCGTCGGTCATTTCAATGTTTAAAGTAACAACACCGCCTTCCTGTGACGCAGTGATAGTTTTGATACCCACGCCATCAACTCCGTTTTTACCATTAACGCCATCTTTACCAGAATCACCTTTATCGCCCTTATCGCCCTTATCTCCTTTGGCGCCATTACCACCCGCAACAGGCTTGAACTTAGCCAAGAATTCACTTTCTGGAATTGCGAAATCTTGACCAGATTCATCTCTAAAATAAAACCAACCAACCTGTAATTGTGTGCGCTTAAGAAATTCAAATGTGACGTAAACCAATTCATGCACATTAAGCAATTCGATATAAACGTCATTACTCAGGATTCTATTTTTAATAGAGGTAATTTTTTGGCCGGATACTAATTTTTCACCGTCCGAAAATACGGGCCATGGATATATCACTGTTAACTCCTATGTGAATAGGTCTAGTGCTTCTTGAGCTTCTCGCGCAGCTTTCTGTGCTCGTGATACAAACTCACTTTCAGTCTGGCACTGCTTATATGCATCTTTGAATAACTCAAACTTGAGTGCATCGTCTTTTACGAACTCGATAGCTGCCTGAGCCGCTGCGGTATCATTGCCAACTAACCGTAATAGCTCTAAGCGCATTTGATTCTGTGCTGTAATTTCTGTCATTTGATGTTCCTGTGTGAAGTTAATCGCAACCATCATCACGTATCACTACGTTACTTTGGTCACTTACGGCTTACCCGTCAGCAAGAAGGATCACCTCCTGTTACCTTGTCGGGGTTATTCTTTGGGAATGCTTTTATCCAATTCTTCACGGAATTTAACTGGATTATCTGAACCTTCTACTGCCATGATATTTCTCCATTAAAAAGCCCCGCTATTGCGAGGCTCGTTGTTGTTCAATTTCCCGTATTTGTCGTTTTGTCACTTAATTAGTGAAGCTGTGTATTCGATTAGATATAGCTTTGGAGCTAAAAGTATCTTTAACCACATAGAAAAACCGCCTATGAAAATAACGACACCAAGAAACAGAATTGGTACTGGTAATATCGCCCTGAATAAATCATACATAACTGAGTTAATGTTATAATTTATTTCTCCTGCATGATAAGTCCATATAGCACCGTTAGATTTAGCTTTCTTAGCCCATATAGGCATAAAAATCGCCAGTGCAATAAGAGCTACACCAACAACAGACCAGATAACTCCCATTGTCATTTTCCACGTCAGTAATTGATGAATTACCTCTGGCAAATTGGCTTGACTAAATGCAACTGTTGAATCAATGCCATTTGATGCTTTTTCCAATAAATCAGTAAGCGCCCTTGAAACCTGCTCATTCATCGTAAACACTCCGTTTTAATATAATTCTGCAAATACAAAGTTTGCTGTTCGTTCTCAACTATCATTTCTCTGAGACGTAGATAATCTTGTTCAACTGCTTTGTTAAGTCGTGCGGTGGTTTCATCGCTTCCGCTTTCGGTTGAATTCTTGGTGGCTGCTGGACACTCAGCTTTGGCGTACACCCGCTTAGAACCAGAGTTAACAGCATCACGAAGAGTGTTGATTTCATTCTTTGCACTGGCTAACTCCTGTGAGTATTTAATATCGAGTTGATTTAAACGAGTGATACGGGCTTGATAGTCTTTGTTGATTTCGACTTGTTGTGATAATTGAGTGGTTGCTGTGTTGTAATCTTTGCTTAATTTGTCGTAATCATCTATTACCCACCAAAGCCAGAATGCAGATATTGCCAGTAGCCCAGCTAATACCTTAGTTAGCGTGTTCATATCACTTAACGCCATTGTGCTCTAACGAGTAGTGATTACCGTCATTGAAACGACCGCCCCACGTACCGCCGATAGATTCCCAGTATTCGCCAAGCAATTTATGATCACTTGATGCTGTTAGATATTTACCGTCTTTAAATAGGTTGAAATCCACAGCTAGGCGTTGTGTGTGTAAGCTGTTTTTAATACCAGCACCTGATTTGGCATTTAACTGTGCTTGCTCAGGCGTTCGGTATGCTTCTGAAAACGTCAGCTCATAGCCGTTGTCATAAGCAAAGATAATTAAGTCCGCAATCATGCGAGTGAATTTTCGTTGTTTCTCACCGAGTGTCATTTTTACTAACCCCTCTAAATATTTGCATTACATTCCCACGGCTAAGAATTATTAGTGCGCATAGCGTGATATTGATTCCGACTTCAAATGGATCTGCATGGGCGTAGTCATTCGTTAATATGCGTAGTGGGATAGAACCCAGCATAACAATGAGAACCCATGCTATAAGTGACGGAAAGAATTTGTATTTAGCGCCGTTACGCTCATAGTTAACAAGGCGAATAACAGCGAATAAGCATGAGAAAAAATTGACGTAAATCCAAAACATTGAGATGGTCATCTTCCACCTCCTCTGAATTTATCTATCAGGTTGTTAATAACGTTGTTGATACTGTCTGTGAGAGCACCGGGTTTAGATATTGTTACCAATACGCCAACCAAACCAGCCGATGAGAACATAGCACCAACAGAGCGATCGACTTCTCTATCTCCGATAATGCCACTCAGTAGTGACGACATGAAATCAGCGCCTAATATCCCAATCGCAAATGCAACTGTGAAATACGCCCATCGTTTTAACAGACGGATATCATGAGCAGACAATACAAATATCACCGCCCCTGCGAACGCACCGATTACAACGCCTGCGTCCATACCTGAATAGAGACCTACAATAGAGACACCCGCTAACGAGGCGGTTGCTGTGCCTGTTAACGGCTCTTGCATATATGTAGTCCTGATTAGTTAATAGGAGCCGACTCACAGCTCTTGTGTGAACGTGAGGTGTTGTGATTGATTCTGTGGTCGGCATATACGAAAAAAGACCGCCTAAGCGATCTTCTGAATGAGTTGTTCGGAATAACCGAATATGTGAACTATCCGGAAATTCCGGAGAGTTGGATTACCACAATGCAAATAAGCACTCTGGATAAATATCAATAACTTATTCCCTCGAATTCGGGGGAATTAAAATAGAAAGCCCCAAACGTATCGCAAACCAGATTTCTCCGTTCTACGTAGAGGTTATGAGGGGCACTGTTCGGATTTCAGATACAAAAAAGCCCGATATCTCTATCAGGCTTTCAGTGCTCTTTGTTTTACTGCCCGAGCATATCACAAACTATACACATAAAATTCGCATTTGCAATATATATTTTAAATATTTATGAAATCAGACATAACTCCCTTTCTAATTCATGTTTCATTGCGTAAAACATCTCCTCTTCAAGAATGCTTTCCGCCCAGCCGATCCTCCTCACCGCTTGCTGTATGCTGATTTTAGTTTGATAACTCAATTCACGCGCCATCTTTTGCGGGTATTTGCGCTCACAATATCGTTTAATAGCTACATGACGAATCGGATTGTTTTTAGCAAATGTCTTCGTTATTACATTTTCTACAAAAGCGGCATCATCTGATTCTTTGGCGAGAGCAATGAGGTCGCTTATTTTATTTTTAGGATTTAATATCTCATGTGACTTTTTGAATAACTCCTCTCCTTGATATCCCATTTTATACAAGTCTTTTACAACTTTTATTATTCTCTCCCCTTCTGTTTCGCTCCATTCCGTCCTAATCATTAATCGTCCAATGACACTATCTGACCCAGAATGAGGGTAGTCATTGCCACCGTACTCCTTTCCCCACGTCATTAGCATGTAGCGAACCCAGACTCGCTTACTGCCTAATGCGTTTTTTCGATTAGAACCCCAAATCCGCCTTAATTCATTTTTACTTGAATAAAGAGACAGTAGATTGAACGGATCACATTCCCTCATCTCGCCTCCGGTAATACTGTGTGATATCTATCGCAACCTACTGAATACATGATCGGTAGGTTTGCTCTTCTAGCCCACCCCGTTTCTACAACTTCCATGAAGCCATGCTTTTTCTGAACTATAGATAAGTAACGCTTAGGCTTATTTCCTGTCGCCTCTGTCTCTGCTCGGTATCGGCACTCTTCAATAGCTGCGATTAAGTCAGTGAACATCATCTATCTCCCATACCTTGATATCTAATGAGCCATGAGTAACCTTTTCACCTCGACGGATCCGCATATCATCAATTTGGCTATCATCTACCCAAAATTCGGCATGAGTTAACGAATCGAAAACGGCTTTAGGCAAGTTATCGAGGTCTCTTTGTCGTTTATCTGGGGGATTTGCTGTGATGACTATTTTGATGCGGGAAGTGGTTTTGACGTCTAGGTTATGTTGCTTGATGTAATCTGTTACTTGCTTTCGGTAGCTGGTGCCTTTGGATGAGATATAATGCCGTCCTCTACAGTGTCGCCAATACGTATTATTGCTCGGTGGCCACGGTAGTTTTAAGTGATACTCATTCATACCTTAATCTTACCCTCCTTGATTAGAATATCCTGAGTACGAATAACGCCTTCTAAATGACATTGCTTTGCGTATTCAGCATCGACGTAGTGAGTGCGCCTATCAGATTCATCGTGACAAGCACTACATGCCCACGCGCCAAAAATATCATTAGGCTTTATTCCAGTACCGCAAATGCCAGACATTCGATAATGAGCTAAGACGACAGTTTCAGAATTACCGTTACACACTCCCGGTATTCTAATTTGGCATTCACGACCCCGAGCTTCTTTGCGTAAGTTCGCCATCTCCCTCTCCTTTGATTTTATCCATCACTTCCAAATGAGCGTATTCATCAGCACACTTGCTACACACGTAAATTTCTTCATCTGTTAGCGGTCTATTGCATGACATGCAGTTCATTTGATTTTCCTTGTCGCATCAAATCCAGTTAGCTCATTCAATCGTTCCGCTGTATGAACAGACCCGAGGCGAAACATTACGCCAAGATAATCAACTGCGCCCTGTTTACCAAAGACAGATAAAAATAGGTATTTAAATGCTCTCTTAACAACACACCATCTTTTAAATGACTTCTCACCGATGATTACAAAATCAACTGAGTCATCTATTAGCTTTAGTTTTGGGTTCATTCTTCCTGTTTCCTTTTCAATTTCATATACTCGCTATCTTCCGGAGTAGTTAGTATTAAACCGAACTGTGATGCCCATGCTTCAACTCTCTGTAAGAAGTGATGCATTTCCCCTTTATCTAGTTTTGAAGTGTGCCTAAGTGTCTCTCGTTGCGTTTTTTCACCCGTTAACACATCGGTGTACTCAGTTACTTCAAATCCAAGGTAAGTGGCCTTTAAACTTTCCTTCACCCACGCTTCAGTACAGAACTCACGACCCGACTTAATCAGATAGTCGCTGATTTCTTTGTACCAAACATGGCTTAATGAGTTTTGAGAGAGGCTTCGTTTTGGTTTGTAAGGCTTGATGGTGACGCTGAGTTTTTGGTGGGACTTAAGTAGTTCAATTACGTTGTTATCAAATAGCTTTTTCGTTGATTCGTGTAGACAGAAGTTTTCCAAGTTAACCTCCTTGCATTTCTGCGTATACCTCTATCCAATATTTAGCTTCTTGGATCCATTCTTTTTTCTTTTTGCGGATTTGTCTTTTAGTTGGTTTGCATGGGAATTTATAGTGCTCCTCAATCCAGCCTACATTTATTTTTAACATCCAAAATCTGCTATTCGTATTGAAGCTGACGTAATAGACCATGACTTCTACTGGCTCACTCACTGTTAGATCTCCTGTTCCATGCTGCTATGGTTTCATGTGCAGATGCTCGCTCTATCTTTAGACCGCACTGCAAACACTTCATATAATGCCCACCGGATAAAGGGCATGGGTAAAATAGCTTAACATTGTCGCCGCCGCACATTGGACAGCTTTTAAATCTTTTTCTACTCATCATTCACCCTCTGACATTGGTGGGAGTGGCATCCAGTGAGTTATTGGATAATCGTCATCTTCAATAAACTCATCGTTATCGCTGATAAAATGGCTGTAAGAACGAGACCAAATCCAACCTTCAAAACATGAATCTGAACGCATGAACACATGCCACACAAACTTGCCATTCCAAAACCAACCTGCAAATACCGGCGTGTCCAGTTCAGGTAATCTCTCACTCACTTTAACCCAATTAGTTCCCTGCATTAGATGTCTCCTGATGGATGGATTTAATCGATTTAAAAAACACATCTGCATCTAATTTCATTAGGCGATACAAGACTCGTTCGCTGCGATATGTTTTATGTAACGTTCGATTGTAATCAACTCTTCCCCCACCGCTTTTTACATATTTTAACTTTCGGCTCATTGCTTCTGATGCGTACATCCACATCAAAACAGCGCTAGTTGTTCCTTTCATCTAAAAATCCTCTTGCGTGTTAAACGTTGGCACCTTGGAATCGGCGTTGCTGTGGTCTGCTACTTTGTTGACAGATGCTTGATGCCTGCGCCTGATCAGTATCAAGAAAGTGACCGTTTTTAAATAATTGATAAACCGTACCCAGTTTCCCGAATCGGTTTTTTGTCACAATTATTTCTGCGTAATCTGCTGCAGGGGAGTTCTCGTTATAAACTGCATCACGGTAAAGCATGATGATGCTATCTGCATCTTGCTCTACGCTTCCTGAGTCTCTTAAATCCGCATTGGTAGGTCGTTTATTAGGTCTTCTTTCAACATCACGAGATAGCTGGCTTAGTGAAATAACAGGAGTTCTGATATTTTTAGCCAACCCTTTCAACGTTGCTGAAATATGAGCAATAGCCAAATCGTTACGCTCTGCACGAGGCTTCTCGATTAACCCTAAGTAATCAACCATGATTAACGATAATTCAGGATGGCGTTTCTTGTGTCGTGTTGAAATTGCGGTGATTTGTTCAACGGTTAACTTGCTGGCATCGACAACCCAGACATTCAGACCAAGTAAATTACCTGCACCCATTGACACCCTGCCCCAATCTTCGTCACTCATACGAGATGGGTTTCTCAATGCACCAACAGATAGGTTTGCGGATCCTGCAATCTGACGCTCTACGATTTGCTGAGAGTCCATTTCCATTGAGAAAATTAAAACGCCTTTCTTGGTGTCAGACCCGATAACATTTTGAGAGGCAACGCCCTCTGTAATTTTCAGCGCAATTTCTGTTTTACCCATTCCTGGTCTAGCGGCGATAATGACTAAATCAACAGGGTTGATGCCCCCCATAATTTCATCTAATTCGCGGATCCCAGTTTTTAGCGTGTCAGATTCCTCGCCTTTGTTAACACGTTCTTGTAAAACTTCGGTGTAATCTTCGATTAACGAAGAAACATGGACGGGAGCAATATCACCTTTTGAGGAATGCATATCAGATGCCTGAGCAAGAAAACTTTCCATTGCCTCACTGGCTTGCTCAATGGTTCCGTTTTCAATCACACCACGCACAGAATCCATTAACTGGATCATAGCTCTACGGTTATGATTATCGGTCACCATCTTGGCATAGCCTTTTAGGTTGGCTGCGCTCGGACAATCCTTGGCTGTTTGGATGATGTTTGCTAGGTGCTCACTGCCCATTCCTTCAGCAACCATCATCATATCGATGACACCGCGAGACTTAGCTTGTTTTTGAATAACTTGGTAGGCTTCTCGATAGAACCTAACTGAAAATGATTCAGGCTCTAAAGTGGCCAAAACATCCGAGGCATCAGGTGTTAACCCTGAAATTAACAAACCGCCAATAACACTTGCTTCAAATTCCGTATTGATCACTTAAAACCCCCTGTCAGCAAATTTACCTTCTCGAACACCTGTCAGCGTTGTTTCTCTTAGCAGATAATCAATATCAGCCGTCCAGCCTGTATCGTTGTCACCAAAATAAAATGGCTTAGCCATTCGGACAAAGGCTCTAACGTAGGCTCGCCAACCATCAACATTTGACGTTGCAAGGTTTTTGATTATCTTCCTGATCCGTGTTTTACGTTTCTCGTTAGCTTCCACAGCATGAGGCAGTCTGTCACCAACTTCCTCGTTGTAGGCATTGAGATATTCATCGTAGTTAATTGGAGTTGATTTTCTCTTGGTAGGTTTTGCCGATTCTCCCCCTTTCACCTCGTGAGGGGTAAGGGGTGTATTACTTTCTTTCTTTTCTTTTGTAATAGTTTCTTTTGTGTGTCCCTGTTTTGGTGACAGCGCTGTCACGCTTTTGGTGACACTTTTTGTCACTGTTTTGGTGACAATGTCACCGTTTTGGTGACAATCAGGAATATCCCACTCAGTTAGGTTTTTATTAGGCCCTATCGCCATACCAACTTTCACTATAACTTTCATAGCGATAAGCTCATTTTTTGCCTTGTTAACTTTCTGCCTTGGTAGTCTAGTTAACTCTGCCAACTGACTGTCTGATATGCGGTCTGTTTTTTTATTAAACCCATAAGTTTTCCTGCAAATAGCATGAGCAACTTTTGCCTGATTCTTTGTTAGGTTTGCACCAATTAATTCTTCGTAAAGTTCATTGGCTAGTTTTGTATAGCCATTATCAAGATCTGCCACGGTAGGCCTCTCTTGCCGTCGTTGATTACCAAAATCAGCATATGCAACGTTACTCATGCTGCCTCCAATTGCTCTCTAGCCAGTAACCCAGCGATCCACTGAATTCCTTTAGGCGTAAATTTAACTTGTGTGTATGCGTGACCGTTGATTTGATTTTCACCTGTTTTTACATCAAAACGCCCTGCGTCAAGGTGTTCTGAATAAGGTGTTAATTTTCCAGCCAACTTGTACATAATTCGTTTTGAAAGTAGAAACTCTCTAAAGAAGTTCTCTTTTACTTTTAGTAATTTACTTGTCTCTCTAAAACCCAGTAAGCCAGTTGCTTGAACATACCGATCAACAAATTCAGCTTTAGGCGCTGCGATTGCTAATTTCTGCTCAACGATTTGTTTCTGTTCTGCTAGGTCTGCCGCTAGACGTAAAGCCTCTGGCAGCGTTTGAGGGATGATGGATTTTTGAGATTCAAGCTCTTGCCAGCGATCAACTAATCGCGCTGTAAACTCTGGTGATAATTGAGCGACAACAATAATGCTATCGCGCTTTCCTTTTTCGCCTGAAAAAATGTAAAAAGTGCTCGGTCTGCCTGCTGTGGGCTTTTCCCCCATTGGGGGTAAAGTTATTACCCCTCTTTCTGACAGTCTTTCGATTGATTGTTTAACCTTGTCATGCCTTGATTCGACTAGTTCAGATATTTCTAAGCTAGTCATGGTTAATTCACCACTGTTTACTAAAGTAGTTATTTGATTCATAATTACCTCATTGGGTTGTTGTTAAATTAAGTCCATTTGTTGAGAAGCCTCAGTTACCGCTGGGGCTTTTCTTTTTGGTGCTTTGATATGCTCAAGCATCTGAATTAATGCTCTAGCCTCATCACCTTGCAATATCACTGTGTCATCTGGTGTCTCATACCCAATAGCAACTAAAAGCCTTGCACAACGTTGTATGAAGCTTAATTGCGTTTTAGATTGTTGAGATTGCCAGCGAGATATTTGTGATTCGTGAATACCCGTTCTTTTCGCTACTTCTCTAGCGCCAGTAACAAGTATCCCTTTCATGATTTTTGATTCGATTTCTCGAAATTTGCGTTCGTTTGATAATTCCATTTGTTAAATTCCTTCTTAGGTTACTTCTCGTTAGAGAACAGCAGTAATGATCCGTGGCTCATTCCATATGAGCGGATTGTTTGCTCTGAGAATTTACTCTGAGCGGTCTAGCGATGTTAAAGAGCGGGTGAAACTAATTTTTATCTTTTACTAAATGCTCAAATGGTATTCCGAATAGTTCGTTGATTTGAGCGTATCTTGCAGGAGGAATGCGACCTTTTTGCTCCCATTGTCTAATGGCCTGATCGCTAATCTTTAGCTTCTTAGCTAAAGCTGGAATTCCACCTGCTTTTTTAATTGTTGTTTCCAATGCATTCATAAAGATATTCCTTTAACTGATTAACAACAAGAAGAATACAAGAAACGCTTTATTTAAGCAAGTATTACTTGTTGGAAAAATAAAAGCACAACTTGTATATTGAGCGAATGAAAACTATGCGCGAAAGAATCAAGCAAGCTAGACTTGCAAAAAACATGACCCAAGCTGAGTTAGCTGAGTTGGTAGGAGTGTCACCACAATCAGTACAGCAGTGGGAGACCAGTACTGAGCCAAGAAAAAACAGAGTTATTAAAATTGCTGAAATACTTGAAGTTGATACCAATTGGTTGTTATTCGGAATAACTGATATTGATGAAAGAAACAAAGTCAGTAGTATTCAAATAAATCAAGATATTGAAGTTTCAGATAAAAATACCTACAAGGTGGAGATGCTGGATATCCAAGCTAGTGCAGGGCCAGGTGTGATGGTTCTTGATGATTTTATTGAGACAATAACGGCTATTGAGTATTCAGCAGATGAAGCAAAAAGACTGTTTGGTGGGAGATCTGCATCCACAATCAAGATGATCACTGTTAAAGGTGACTCTATGGCTGGAACATTTGAGCCCAGAGATCAAATATTCGTAGATATCACCACTAACTTTTTTGATGGTGATGGAATTTATGTCTTTGTATTAGATAATCAGCTATATATAAAAAGGCTTCAAAAGCAATATAAGAGACTGGCTGTCATATCGGATAACGCAAGATATGAAACTTGGTATTTAGAAGAAGATAGTATCAATAGCCTCTACATTCATGCCAAAGTTTTAGTTAGCCAATCTATAAAATACAAATTTCATGGATAGAAATTTATTTAATTATCAGGTAGTAACTAAATGAAAAATATAATTTTATTACTAATTGCTGTTTCTTCAATATCTGCCCATGCTACTAATAAGATTGATATCACTAATGAAGATGACTTCAAATTGATAACTACAATCATGAAAGCATCTGAGTGCAACGCTTACTCTTCTTTATATAAATTTCAGCAAGAAAATAATGTGCCAAATGGGGATGAGTTTATAGATAAGTTCATGAGCAATGAAGCAAAAAAGAAAAACAGCACCTTAATTGATATGACCAACGATTGCCAGAAAGCACTACTGGATTTCGCAGAAATAACATCAAGTAAAAACTAGCTACCTCTCACCTACCACATCACAGATCCCTCTTTAATGAGGGATTTTTTATGCCCACAAATCACAAAAACTGCCAACAGAATAAAAAATTTAAATTTTTTACAAAAAATAACACAAACAAAAACAAGCATTTATTGTTTAAATAAAGATTAACTCAAGTTTTTACACAAGTTTTACTTGTCTTAATAAAGTAATGCTTGTATAGTTAATCACATCGAAGGCAAGGAGCCATAGATAAACAGGATGTTCGCTCTTTTACAATTAGGAACGCTCAGAATAAATTTTCAGAGCAACCACTGAGTGGTTTTTGGGATTGGTGAATGCTAAGGCTGATTGGCAGGTTTAAAAGCTAACAGTTTCCGCAAGCGAGCGATACCAGCTAAGTAGCGTCATATGCCTTCGGGTACTGGATCGTAATAACTGATATTGAGGGAGGCGAAAGCTGTTTACCTCGGCATGGCTTGCAAGTAGGAGATCAGCACCTACCACCAATCACCAAAGATCACTTAGGAGGCAAATATGGCAACAATAACTTTTAAAGAGAACTCAAAAATTCGCAGACGCAGAAAGCAAGGTGAGTTTTTGGCTCGAAAGATAGCTATGAGAAGTCGCTCAGTGGAAGAAATTTGGGATTCGATATTTGGCGTTGAAAAGAAAGAACGCCCTGTTCTCTCTCTCAAACCAACAAAGCATTATCCAAGTGGAGATAACTGTTGCTTGCCAAATTCTAGTATTTACTCAGCTAAATATCGTAAGTCAGGAACATTATTAGAGTCTGGTGAAGTGACAGCAAGAGCATAGACACACACAAACAACAACGGCTACGCAAGCCGATTATGAGTGACAGTTCAGTCACAGTAAGGGGATAGATGTGGAAGACGATATCGAAGAATTCGACGAACATCCAGACGATGACATGAGTCAATATCAGGATTATCCGTATGAACATGACTATTGACACAAACCAATGGTGTGGGCAGTTCAAGAAATGCAAAGGCTGCAAACTTGATGCGGAGTGCATGGTTAAACCAGAGGAAATGGCTCTAGTGAAGGAAAACGGGGTAATTATTGATAAATGGGCAATACGCACCACTGCAATGATAGCAAGAGAGCTTGAGAATCAGAAAAGCAGGCACAGTTAACTAATTACAGTCCATTCTGTGGGCTGTGGTGAGTTGATTAATAGATAGGAGATAGAGATATGTGTGATTGCTTTACGAAATTAGGCGATGACATGGAAAGTCGCATTAAAGCGAAACTACCAGAAGGTGCAAGCCTACAGTCTTCTGGCTGGAAACAATCAGGATTATTTATGTCTGGTGGCATCATGTCAGTTAATTATTTCATTGAATACAACGCCAGTTATCAAGAAATCAAAAAGGACGGCACGCCGAAAGCCCGCCTAACAAAGCAGGATTTCCCTGTTACGTTCTCATTCTGCCCTTTCTGTGGCGTGAAATGCGAAACCAAATAGCATCGTGTTTAGTTAATAACGGAGGGAGTATGGAAGATAAAACAGGTGGAGCGGCTTTTCCAGTTCCAGCAACAGAGTTACATGGCACTACCACAGGCATGAGTTTGCGTGATTATCTAGCCGCTAAGGCTATGCAACCAATGATTGCATATTTCGGTGAGCAGGCATTTAGCGATTATTCTATGAATGAAATTTCTGAGGAAGCCTACCGCATGGCAGATGCAATGTTAAAGGCTAGGGGGTGATATGGAATTTAAGCATAGTCCAGCGCCGTGGTATTTAAGGGGTGGAGTAATTAAAAACTCTCTTTTGATTGATGATAATCATAACGTTGTAGCATCCTTTCTCACTGAAATTAAAGAAGAAGATGCTCATCTAATCGCAGCAGCACCAGAGTTATTAGAATCCCTTAGAGAGCTAGTTTCAGCAATGGTGAGATATGAGATAGACGCTGGTGAAAGCGCTCCAGTTAAACACGAAAATATGATGAATAAAGCCAGAGCGGCAATCGCAAAAGCCCTCGGTCAGCAGTAACCCACCACTTAATCATTCATATCGCTATTAATAGTGAGGAATACGCACATAAGGAACATAGGAAATGGCAAATGAATTAGTCGTAATTGAACAAGCAACAGCGCTAGATTTATTTACAGCACCAGAAAAAGTAAATCAGATGCTAGAGCACATTAAGTCTCTTGCAGAAGAAGAGCGTAAAGAACTCGACAGTGATTTCTCAGTAGCTAAAAACCGAAAGGCTTTTGCATCTCTGGCGTACAAAGTTGCTCAAACAAAAACGTATATCGACAAGGAAGGTAAAGCAGTTGTCGATAAGTTAAAAGAGTTACCCAAAAAAGTTGATGCTAGTCGTAAGATATTTCGTGACGAGCTAGATGCATTAAGCACAGATATTCGCAAGCCACTAACAGAGTGGGAAGCACAAGAAAAAGCTCGCGAAGAAGCCGAAGCGCTTAAGAAGCAAATCGAAGTTGATCATGAAGAAGCTCTGCAAATGAACGAGCTGTTTGATTTACGCAAAGCTGAAGAAGAACGCAAACGCATTGCTCGTGAAGAAGAAATGAAGCGACAAGCTGCGGAACAGGCAAGACTTGAAGCTGAGCGCAAAGCACAGCAAGAAATTGAAGCGGCAGCACGGCGTGAGCGTGAAGCAAAAGAAGCCGCTGAACGTGCAGAGCGTGAAAAGCAGGAAGCAATTCAACGTGCAGAGCAAGCAGCAAAAGAAGCTAAGGAAAAGGCTGAACGTGATGCTAAAGAAGCTCAGGAGCGAGCCGAACGTGAGAAACAATTAGCTATCGAAGCCGAACGCAAGAAAGCACAGGAAGCAGAACAAGCGCGATTAGCAGAAGAAGAACGTAAGCGTCAGGAGGAAGCTAAACGTCAGGCTGATAAGGAGCATCGTCGCAAGTATAACCAAGAAACATTACAGGCGTTAGTCAGTAACGGATTTGATGAAAAATTAGCAACTGAATTTATTAAGCTAGTCGCAAGTAAACAAATCCCTCATATGACAATGAATTACTAGCACATAAGGAATTAATTATGGGTGATGTAGGAGACGATTTTCGAGCATACAAGGAAATGGTAAAAGAGCGGAAATTGGAGCGACTAAAAAATAACACGGAACAACTAAAGGATATAGATATTCCGTACACCAGAGATTCAAGTGGAACTATTCACTTTCAAACAAAGAAAGGAAAGGTTCTATTTTATCCAACAACAAACAAATATCAGCACAAGCGAAGCGTTAAACGAGGTGGTCTATTTAAGGCTGTTGAGTTAGTAAAACGCCTCGGAATTTAACCCACCGCACCAACACCAGATAACCACCCTATCGCTATCGCAAGATTAGCGCAGATTTCGCACATCCAGAGGTAAGCATGAATATTGATAAATACAAACTTTGTTTAGCTCAATCGCAAGCTGGAATTGCACATTATCTCAAGGATGAGAACGGATGGCGCGAAGCAAACGAAACATTAAAAAAGGCATACGGAGTACAGCATGAACGCAAAGCAGAAACACGCAAAACATCAGATATTCGCACTATTGCGAGAGTCTGAAATGACAAATGAGCAAATCGACGACTTAGTTTTTCAATGGAAAATGAAAGTGTCTATGGAACGCACAAACCTCATTCAGCATGAAATCAACACACGCAAGGAGCGCGCGTTTATCTAAGGAGTCTTTATGTTAACGAATACCTACGGACTCAGAAACGACTGGTACGAACGCCAAATGGAAAAACAAGCGTTTGTTAATTCTCATGAAGAGAAAATATCAGTTGATGAGGTTATGGATAGCCTGCCAGAAGAACTGTTATGTATGGATTTAGCAAGGAAGTTAAATCCTGTATTTGAAATTAGTCCCCAAGCACTGGATGCGGTTTTAGATGGAATTAGAACAGCAATACAGATTGGGATAGACAAGGAGATATTGTGAGCACGTCAATTATTGAGTTTGTGCAACAACAAGAGTCATTATTTTGCAACGCACTAACAGATCAAACGATATCATGGGCTAAGGAAAGCCAGTTTGCAATTCAGGCATTCCAACGAAATGACGAGCTAGCAAGAGTGGCTATGGAAAACCCCGCTAGTGCTCAGAATGCCATTATTAACGTGGCGGCTATTGGGATTACATTAAATCCAGCAAGTAAGTTGGCGTATTTAGTGCCAAGAAAGGGTTTTGTTTGCCTTGATATCAGCTATATGGGTCTCATGCACCTAGCTCAGGCCACTCAAGCTATCGAATGGGGTCAATGCAAGTTAGTCCATGAAAATGACGTTTATGAATCTAATGGTCTAGACACCCCGCCAACCCACAAATATAACGCATTCAGTGATAGAGGTAGTGTTATTGGTGGTTATTGCACAGTAAAAACAGCAAGTGGCGACTATCTCACGGAAGAGATGCGATTGGATGAGATAAAGGCTGTTGAGGCTACGAGCAAGTCAAGAAATGGCCCATGGAAAACATGGTGGGATGAGATGGCTCGTAAAACAATTGTGAAAAGAGCGAGCAAATACTGGCCTCGTCGTGAAAGGTTAGATCAAGCCATTGATTATGTGAACACCGAGGCAGGCGAAGGCAATGATTTTGATGTGCCAGCAAATAAAGCAAAGGACATAACGCCAGCAAGCGAGGATCAACTAAAAGCTATCACGGACTTGATGCTTAAAGTTAATGGCGAATGGAGTGACGCATTCTTCACATTCATTAGTAAAAAATTCAACCATCAAATATCCCATCCAGAGCAATTAACCGCATTTGAAGCCAATACCATTATCGACATGCTAAGGAAAAAGGCAGAAGGGAAATGATTAGTAATGACATCATTCTAAGCAAAACAGGCATCGATTTAACCAAAGTAGAGCAAGGAAGCGAGGAATGGATGTCTATCAGGCTCGGTGTAGTAACTGCCTCTGAGGCATGGAAAGTTATTTCTAAGCCTAAGTCAGGGAAAAAATGGACAGACACAAAGAAAACATATTTAAACACCCTTATTGGTGAAGTCTGTACGGGAGTTTACAAGGAGGTATCAGCAAGGACGCTGGAATGGGGTAAAAACTACGAATTAGAAGCAAGGATGACATTCGAGTTTTACACCGGATTAACGGCAAAGGAAGTGCCAATAATATTTAAAGATGAGCAACTACGGATGGCTTGCTCACCAGACGGCATTTGCAGTGATGGCTCTGGATTAGAGCTTAAATGTCCTAATAACACGGACGTATTTATAGACTTAGCATTGAATGGAATCGATGCAATGAAAAAGGAATATGTGGCTCAAGTTCAATATTCCATGTGGGTTACAGGTAAGGATATCTGGCATTTTGCAAATTTTGACCCACGAATGCCTGCAGGAAAAGAAATAGCATATTTCCCTGTTGAGCGTGACGAAAAAATGATGAAAGAATTTGACGAGTTAGTACCTGAGTTCATTGAGGTGATGGATCAGGGATTAAACAAGTTAGGCATTCAATTTGGCAATCAATGGAGTGTATATGGCAATTAACACAATAACGGCAAGTGGAAACTTAGGTAAAGATTGCGAACAGCGATGGACGCCAAATGGTAAGGCGGTTGCATCTTTTAGTTTACCAGTGAAACAAGGCTACGGAGAGCACGAAAAAGTATCTTGGGTTATCTGCAAGATGTTTGGCCCTAAAGCTGAAAAGTTACCTCCGCACCTAACCAAAGGAACAAAGGTTACGGTTACTGGTGAGTTCGTTATGGAAGAATGGACAAGCCAGAACGGTGAGAAAAAATCAGCGCCGGTAATTATCGTTGATCAATTAGATTTTGGTGGTAACGGTGGTAATCAGGCAGGAAGCCAGAAGCAACAGCAGAATCAAGGATGGGGCCAACCACAGCAACCGCAAGCACCAAAACAAGCATCGAGTAATCAAACACCACAAAGTGAGCCACCTCGAGATTGGGATGACCAAGAAATACCCTTCTAACCACCCTACCCCTTTAACCAAAGGATATATTTGCAAGGATGCAAACAGGAGATAGATATATGAAATTGGAAGTAACCAAGGCTCAACTTGAAGCTATCAAGTCTCTTACTGATGATTGCGCGGGAATGATTGGTGGAGGATGCGAGGAAGCTGATAGGATTTGGAGTAAACATATTCGGCTAATAGATAGAATGCTACGAAAAAACGGACATGATCGCTATTTTAACTCGCAGGGATGCAATGAAGAGGAATGAATATGAAAGTTGAACAATCTCAAGTTACTAAGCTAGTTATTTCAGAGGTTAAAAATCACGACCCAATTCATGTTTATCTTGAAGATTACGGTGATAATCAAAACGGCAGAGTCACTATTAGTGAATATGGTGTTTCATGGTCTTGTTTTTGGGGTTCAATGGGTAGTTCACTAGTTGATTTTATTCAACGTATCAACAACCACTACTGGATAGGAAAACTAGATTCTAATTTAATCTCTGAGATAGATGCTGATAACGATGCAAATGCTGAATACGCTAAAAAACAAGTTATCAAACTACGCAACGATGATGAAATAGATAAACATGAAGCAAGGGAATATTGGGATTTAATCGAAGCATCAGACAATGTTAAAGATGAGTGCTGTAATAGTTTTTTAGGCGGTAAATTGCTTAGCTTGTTTGGTGATGATGCTTGGTATAACTATTGGCCCACTACTCCTAACCCTCAATATCTCAGAATGGAATCACGATTAAACGCTGTTCGTGAGGCATTAAAACAAATAAAGGTGGAGTGATGGATAAGTCAAGACAGCAGTTTGAAGAGTGGCGCAGTAAGAATAAATCATCAACGATAAATCTATTCGATGTATGGCAAGCATCACGCGAGTCACTCGTATTAGACCTACCAGAAAGAGAAAAGAATAAAGGAAATTATGATTTTTTCACTGATGGATATAACAGTGGAATATCAGCATGTGAAAATTCATTATTAGATAACGGAGTGAAAATAAAAAATGAATAAAAATGAACTTCAAGTATTAATCGATTATACCAAAGGAATGATTGCAGATAATAAGGAGCCAGAAAAGAAAGTTATTATTGCATTGTGTAATGAGTTGGAGAGAATAACTAATTTAGAGCCAGTAGCATTTGCCAGACATACAGGAATGCAAAGACCTCTGGATTTAACTGTATCTCATACAGTATTAAATGAATGGGTAGAATTTAATAATAAAAACCCAGAAATAAAAGACGATATTTACCCTCTATTTATTTTAGATTAAATATGAAACTAATAATCGGATATGTATTACTGCTTGTAATACAGGGTTCTGCTGTACCTGTAACTGAGCAAATATACACACAGCAAGAATGCGAGAGTCGTGCTATGCAAATAATGCAGGTGCGGAATGTTGAGATAGTTTGTGGTGAGGTGTGGAGATGAAATTTAAAGTCGGCAATAAGGTTAAAGTTAAGGGGTATGAGAAAATTGGGGTTATTGAATTGGTTCGAGAAGGACTTTACGCGCCCTACTTAGTGCACGATTGGTGGGACAACCGAGATTGGTACAATGAGAAAATGCTGGAGTTAATCAATGAATAAATACACCGAACTATCTGACTTCGAAGTTAATAAAAAGGTTGCTGAAAAGTTAGGACTGGCGTACGAAGTCACAAGGTACGGCGTGGTTACAAGGATGAGCAATAAAGAGCAGTGGCGTGAATTCAATCCATGCAACAATCCAGCCGATGCAATGCCGATTATTAACGAATATGGCATTAGCCTTATATATCAAGATAGGAAATTCCAATTTGCAACTAATGACGGGAATATAGAGTGCTGTATTGCCAACCCATTAAAAGCAGCAATGATTATTTTCTTGTGTATGAAGGATGCGGAGAATGAAGAAGTATGACTTAATTCTTGCTGACCCTCCTTGGTCTTACAATAACAAAGTTTCAAATGGCGCAGCAGATAATCATTACAACACCACAGGCTTATACCCCCTCTCTAGATTGCCAGTAGAAAAATACTCCTCTAAAAATTCCGTACTGTTTATGTGGTACACAGGCAACTTTGCACTCGAAGCTATTAAATTAGCCGAAGCGTGGGATTTTAAAGTTAAAAACATGTTCGGGTTCGCATGGGTTAAATTAAATAAAAATGCAGGAGATAGAATAAATAAAAAACCGCCAGAAGACTTTTTCGATTTCATGGAAATATTAAACAATGAGACAAAGATTAATTGCGGTAATTACACCCGTCAAAATGTCGAAATGTGTTTAATAGCCACAAGAGGAAATGGATTACCTCGTCAATCTGCAAGAGTGAGACAGGTTATTTACTCGTGCTTAGGTGAGCATAGCGAAAAGCCAAAAGAAATACATCATCGTTTAGAGGAATTATACGGAGATGTTCCACGCCTCGAACTATTCGCTCGTGAGAAATACGGTGATTGGGATGTATATGGCGACCAAGCGGAAGAAAGCATTCAATTAATATAGGTGAATTATGGACATTATCGACTCAGCAAATGAAACAAACGAACTATATATTCAAGTGTCATTATCAAATCGCAAGGCAGCAATTAAATCATATAGCGGAATGTGTATCTGGTGTCACGAAGAACCTGTAGCACCTAATAGCGCATACTGCAGTAAAGATTGCGGTGATGACCATGAGCAATATAAACGGAAGAATGGATAGGAGGGTAAAATGGAAGGGATGACCATGCCAAGAAAAGAAGCTGCCGCATATATTGGTATATCAGAAGATACCCTTTCTCGCTGGTGTAAGCTAGGATTGATTGCATACACAAGAAAGGACCCATCAAAGAAAAACTCGCCATACCTATTTACGAGAGCCGCGTGTATTGCGGCGGCTAATAAATCAATTCACAATATACCAGTGAACGCTGGTGAGACACGAGAGGGAAAATCATGTCTTTATTCAGAAGAGGTAAAATATGGTACGGAAACTACACGACGCCAAGCGGTAAAAGAATCAAGGAATCTCTTGGCACAGAGGACAAGAAGCTCGCGCAGGAGTTGCACGACACAAGAAAGGTCGAGTTATGGCGCATAGAACGTCTTGGTGACTTTCCTGATGTTACTTTCGAAGAGGCTATAGTTCGATGGATTGAAGAGAAAGCAGACAAAAAATCACTGGATGACGATAAAGGTCGGCTTTCTTTTTGGTTAGATCACTTTGAAGGTTACCGACTTAAGGATATTACAGAAGCAAAAATATATTCCGTTATCAATAAGATGGTAAACAGAAAAGCAAGGGAGAGATGGGAAAAACAAGCGGAATCAGCTAAAAGAAAGGGAAAGGAAATCCCCGCATTTACTGATATCCCTGTCAGTAACGCAACCAAAGCAAAGCATCTTGCCATCATGAAATCTCTGTTAAGAGCTGCTGAACGTGACTGGAAATGGTTAGAAAAATCTCCCGTCATCAAAGTCCCAACAATCAGAGAAAAGCGGGTTCGGTGGTTAGAACATCATGAAGCTAAAAGACTGATTCAAGAATGCCCTGAACCACTGAAATCCGTAGTTACATTTGCATTGGCCACTGGATTAAGGCGATCCAATATTATCAATTTAGAGTGGAGTCAAATTGATATGCAAAGGAAAGTTGCATGGATAAACCCAGAGGATAGCAAATCAGGCCAAGCAATTGGTGTTGCTTTAAATGACACTGCTTGTCAGGTTCTTAAGGAACAAATAGGAAACCATCACAAGTGGGTATTTGTTCATACTGAATCAAAGAAGAGACCAGACGGAACATTAACGCCAAGTGTTAGGAAAATGAGAGTTGATTCTAACACAGCATGGAGAGCAGCGTTAAAAAGAGCAGGAATAGAAAACTTCCGCTTTCATGATCTGCGCCACACATGGGCAAGCTGGTTAATTCAGTCCGGAGTTCCACTTTCAGTATTACAAGAAATGGGCGGATGGGAATCAGTTGATATGGTTAGAAGGTATGCTCACCTAGCGCCTAATCATTTAACTGAACATGCAAAGCAAATAGACAGTATTTTTGGCACTTGTGTCCCAAATACGTCCCACTTAAGAAAAGTAGAGAATTTAAAATGA